ATACCTCTACGACAATGGGGGTCTCGGGCATTGGAAAGCGACCTCAGGGTCGTAATGAAAGATGAGGGAAACATCATGGAATTAACAACCGACGAGATTATTGCGCGTCTAATGAATTTGTCAGTCAAACTTGACGGTGAGATGCGCTTCGAAGAAGGCTCGAGCGTCAGTCAGGCAATCGCCCTGATTATGACTATGCGCAACGCTGCCGAACGCCTACGCCATCCAAGCATGAGCAACAACAACGACGAACTCAAAGCAGTCATCGAGTGGATTGTTGACCAGAAATGAGCATTGAAGACTATGAACCAGTCCAGAGCCGATTCTCACGTTTTATCGAATGGTCAGAAACACGGGAGCAATTCTTCTCTGTAATTTCTGAACTTCTGTCAGCCCCTGGCGACGACATTTGCGTCATGAAGACCACCATCCTTTGCGATGGCGTCGTCGTTGCGACAGGCCATGCCGAAGAAATCAGGAATCAAGGAAATGTCAATAAAACCAGTTCACTTGAAAACTGTGAGACATCTAGCCTCGGCAGATGTTTAAGCAACTTTCCGATGCACAACTTTTGCGGGACATCGCTTGACAAGCGTCCTTCAAGGGAAGAGATGCAGAAGGTTGAGCGCATGACGTCACGACCCACAGAAGGCGGAAGCGTCACAGAGCCGTCCAACCTCGCCTCAGAGAAGCAGCAAAACATGATCCGCGCGGTCTGTAAGTCAATGGGCAAAGTTCCACCGGCAAACCTTCAAGGCATGACGAAGCGCGAAGCGTCTGCATACATTGACACCCTCAAGAGCGCGCCCGCACCGCAAGAAGAACCCGAAGAAGCGTTCTAATGGTTGACTTCCTCATGCTCATCATCATGTGCATCAGTCTATTCATGTGCGGATTCCTGTTGGGAAAAGACACCCGATGACCGTCTCGGAAAAGATATTTCAAGACCAAGTCATCAAGTTGGCCAGAATGCAACAGTGGCTCGTCTTCCATGCGTCACCCTCATCGCCCCGTCCAGGTGTCTGGCGGTCAGACGGCAACGGATTCCCCGACCTTGTCCTCGTCTCAACATCTGTGCCATCTCGAGGAGTCATCTTTTGCGAACTTAAAGCAGCCGAAGGCAAACTTTCAGCAGAGCAAGAAAAATACGCACGATGCCTCGTCAACGCAGGAATCGAATACCACCTGTGGCGACCTCGAGACCTTGACGCAATAGCAGCTCGACTTGGCAGGCAGGCAAAGATTCAATGAGGCAACCAGTCCGCGTCATCCTTTCCGATGCAGATATGCAGATAGCAGCGCATGGCGGAGTCAACCGTCGCCTCCTAGCAATCAAACGAGCCGACAGACCCAACCAACCAGGGCGCAAATACCACGAACAAAACTGGTTCCAAACAGACGTCTTCGGAGCCATAGGTGAATACGCCGTCGCAAAACTGCTCGGAGCGGAATGGCATTGGGAACAAGAAGCAAACGGATTCGACGTACTCAACTATCAAGTCCGGTCAACCGAGAACCCAGACACCACCATCAAAGTACGCACCCGCGACAATGCGGATCACAACTTCATCTTCTGCAAAGTCCGAGAGAACCGCGTCCTTATCGAGGGCTGGATTACAGGCCGAGAAGTCATAGCAAACAACGACGAAATATTCCCCGACTGCTTCACCATCAAGGACTACCGCCTGTACCCATTGACCGACCTTCCAGAGTTCCCTCAGACGCTCCCTGCGGGATGTGAGATGTACAAAGCCCCTGTCAAGCGACTAGGCACCGTGTCATGATTGTCGTCGCCTGGTACATCCTTCTGTTAAGTATCGGCCTAGCAATCCTCCAGGGGTTCCGCAAGGACTAACATGCCAACACAATCTAGAGAAGCAAGCGCGCATCATCAGTTGCAGATGGTCGGAAGAACACTCGGGAACGAGGGTAGAGCAGTCTGCCTTCGAGCGACTGTGCAGCGTCCAAACGTCATAAATGAGAATGGTGACCGTCCACATGTCAAACATCCGGCAGCCAGAGATACTTACTCGAAATGCGGGGGGCGAGCAAATCACCGAACCGAACACAACGAAAGAGAGCAAGACCCCTCGGGGGGTCGCGCTAGCAGGGGGCAACTATGACCAGAAGAAAAGACCTTGACAACGTCACATACAGAAAGAACCGCATTGCCTTCCTTGCCGAATGGCAACGCCCCTGTCACTGGTGCAAAAAAGCACCCGCCACAACAATTGACCACCTCATCGAAGTTGACACCGGAGCAGACCCAACCGACCAAGACCTGTGGGTCGGAGCTTGCTCAAGCTGCAACAGCAAACGCGGAACCAAATACATCAACGACAAACGAACCCACCAACAACACCAACGAGCCGCAGCCCTGGGTCTCGATCACCCAACTCAAAAACCACCGACAAAAAAACCAACAGAAAACAAAAACGACATGGATTTTTTGAAAAACAAGACGAGATTGACCCCGACCCCTTCCAATCTCTTATCTGGACGGGAACAAACCGAATCAGTTCGATGTCCTGCGTCTTCGGAGTTATTGCTCGGGATTGGCGTTGTTTCGCCCAGGTTGGAATCGGTGGCTATTGGGTCTGGTTCTTATGGGCCTGCGGTTGCTGCATGGTCGGAAAGAGTTCTCTCGAGGACGCTCTTTGATTGGCAGAAGGTGGCACTTGATGGTCAGTTGACTCATGATGAGAATGGTGACCTGATGTTTCGTGAGGCGTTGACTAGCTGCGCCAGACAAAATGGGAAAAGCGTTGCACTTACTAGCCTCTGTGGATTTTTCTTGACGGACTGGTCAGCGATGCGCGGGAAACCCATCCACGTTCTTTCCGTTGCCAACAAACTTGATCGCGCGGTTGCAATCTTCAACGAACTTGCTCCGGTACTTGAGGCACAATTTGAAGGCCATGTCACTTGGAGTTACGGACGCAACAAGGTTGAGATGCCGAACGGCTCAACGTGGGAAGTCCGCGCTGCAACTCCAAACCTCCACGGCGGAACTTACGATCTGATTGTTGTCGACGAAATCTGGAATGTCTCCGAAGAGGTTTACTTTGACGCGCTTCGCCCGTCGCAGATTGCGGTCAAGTCCCCGCTTCTTTCCTCCTGGTCAACTTCAGGCGATGAGTCATCTAAGACAATGCAGCGATTGCGCGAGGCAGCAATTGGCGCAATAGATCAGCAGAAACAGACTCGTCTGTACTTTGCCGAATGGAGCCTCCCGTCTGGGGCTGATCCAAACTTAGAAATAAATTACGGCTACGCCAACCCCGCGCTCGGGCAGACCATCACTCTTGAGGCGTTGCAGGCAGCTGCGGAAACTCCTGATCGTGCAGCGTTCCTCCGCGCGCATCTCAACTTGTGGGTCTCGTCGGCGGACGCATGGATTCAGCCTGGAGTCTGGGACAAACTGTTCACCGAATCAGATTGTCCCGCAGGAGGCGTCCTTGCAGTCGACTCATCCACGGGCGGAGAGAAGTATGTGGGCATCAGGTGCGGACTTACCGAAGAAGGCAACATCATTGCGACTGTTCAGTTCTCCACAGAGTCCCTCAAAGAAATGTGGATAAAAATTAACGAGGCCATGGAAGCAGACCCGAAGTTGCGTCTGGCAATTACTCCGGCACTCGACCTTCATACGCCCGAGAAGTTAGAACGGCGACGCCAAATTTTCGGCTACGCCGAGGTACTCAAATTTACGGGTCTTACCCGCTCGCTAATCCTCGAGAAACGCATCTACCACCGAGGCGAAGAACTCCTTGCGACCCATGTCAACCGCGCCGTCCTTGCCCGCGCTAACGGTCAGGTCGTGATCAGTAGCCAACGCTCCCCTGGCCCAATTGAGGCAGCGCGACTTCTGGTCGTTGCAGCCGCGTTAGTTTCCCGCCCGTCAAATACTGGACGCGCAGCAATGGCGTTTGGAAGGTAGTTGCATTTGCAACTAGTTTGTGGGAGACTCCAGTCGTGGCGTTCTTCTCCCGAAAAATAACTACTGCTGAGTTTGCATCTTCGCCAATTAAAGCCGCTGCCGGTGTTGGCAGTCTTGGCGTCCCACCGATGTATGCATGGTCTAGCGGTGCATTTGAGCAGGTCGCCCTTAGTCTCCCGACTGTGTCGCGGGCGAGAGACCTTCTCGCCTCGACCATCTCAAGTCTTGAGTTCCGTCAAAAGGTCAAGCAATGGAACGGCACCGAGTACGAAGAGATATACGTCCCAAATGAATCGTGGATGGAAAATCCTGATCCGAAAGTTCCGCGCCAGTTCATTCTTGCAAATACGGTGACCGACCTATGGATGACGGGACGCGCATTCTGGGCGGTTACTTCCCGCAACGCAACCGACGGACGCCCTATGAGTTTCGAATGGCTGCCGTCAGCAAATATTCAGACGCCAAATCAGCAAGGCCCACAGTTCTTCGGAATGCCAGACGAAATTGAGTTCAACGGCATCCAGTTAGACCCCAACGAAATCATTACTTTCCTTGCACCGACAACTGGTCTCATGTATTCAGGCCGACGCTCCGTCAGCATCGCAACTCATCTTGACCAGTACGCAGATCGTGCAGCAACCATTGAAACTGTCCCTGGTTATCTGCAACAGACGGCAGCAGGCGAAACAATGTCCGGTGAAGAACTCGGAGACTTGGCTGCACAATGGGCGCAGGCTCGCCGAGAAGGAAACGTCATTGGCGCGTTGAACAACTACGTTAACTTTGTTGAGTTTGACCGCGACCCGCTTGAAGTCAACGCAGCGCAGCGCGAATACCAAGCCCTCGATCTTTCCCGTATGTGTTCAGTCCCCGCGTACCTTGTCTCAGCCCCGACTCCAGGCGCATCCATGACATACCAAAACGCAACGCAAGCCCGTCAAGACCTCTGGCTATTCGGCGCGCAAATGTACGCACATGCAATTGAATCTCGTCTCAGCATGAACGACGTCACCGCGCGCGGACGCTATGTCTGCTTTGACACCGACGACCTTCTTGCCGTAGGCGATATGCACGACGCACTCATCGAACCACAAGTTCCAGACCTCGAGGAGATTCCTTCATGATTAAGTTCACCGCCGTCCCCGTCACTCTTGACGCAGCAGCTGGAGAAGATGCACCGCGCACAATCACCGGCATTGCAGTCCCGTGGGACACCGTCGCAACCGTCTCAGGTGGCGAGAAGGTCATGTTCAAGCGCGGAGCCTTTGACTTGAATGCCAAACCCGCGCGACTTCTTGAAAACCACGACGGACGCCCCATCGGCATCGTCAGCGAACTTGTTGATCTAGACAACGGTCTCGGCTTCAGTGCCACGTTTGCCCGCAGCAAGGCTGCAGATGACGTGGTCGAGTTGATTCAGATGTCCGCTTACGATTCCGTAAGTGTTGGCGCAATCCCCAAGAAATTCAAGTACGACAAGAACGGCGTCATGATTGTTTCATCCGCTGATCTACAAGAACTTTCGGTAGTTAGCGTTCCGGCATTTGCCGACGCAATCATCGAACAAATCGCAGCCTCAGAACACGACCCCGAGGTCGAAGAAGAGGCAGACGAACCCCAACCCGACACAAGTCTCCAGGAGGAAACAATGTCACAAGAAACCCAAGTCGAAGCCTCCGCGCCCGACGCCATCCCAACATCCCCAATCTTCGCATCAGCCAAGAAAGAATTCCACATGCCTTCAGCAGCCGAGTACATCTCAGCCGCTTTCGTTGGCGGAGACCAATGGCGAGCAATGAGCGAAGGCATTCGTGCAGCTGCACCAAACGTCCTCACCTCAGACATCCCAGGTGTTCTTCCACTTCCAATCGTTCAGCCTGTCTACAACAACTTCATCGGTCGTCGTCCAGTCATTGACGCAATCGGTGCAAAGGCAATGCCACAAGGCGGAAAAGTATTTATCCGTCCAGAAGTAACAACACATACTTCAATAGGCGTTCAGTCAACAGAAAACACCTCACTCACTCAAGGAACTTTCGTTGTTACAGACAACCAAGTGACCAAAGGCAGTTACGGTGGATTCGTTACCTTGTCCGAACAGAGCATCGACTGGTCACAGCCTGAGATCATCAGCCTTGTCCTTGACGACATGGCTCGCATCTACGCCAACGAAACCGACAACGTCGCAGCAGACAACCTCCGCACAGGCGCAACAGTTACAAGCAACTTCGCAACCGCATCTGCAAGTGATCCTGCAACTTGGGCAGCATGGGTGGCAGGAGCCGCAGCAACAATTTTGACTGGTTCAAATGGAAACCTTCCAACTCACATGTTCCTTTCGCCTGGAGTATGGCAAGACCTTCTTGGTCTGTCAGACACCGCAGACCGTCCGTTGTTCCCACAAGTTGGGCCAATGAACGCATTCGGCAACCTGACACCAGGACAGCCAAACGGAAACGCATTTGGGTTGTCCGTTGTAGTTGACCGCAACTTCACCAATCCGACCCTCATTGTGGGAGACGCATCTGGTTACGAAATCTTCGAACAGCAGAAGGGCGCTATCAGCATTGACGTTCCGTCAACGCTCAGTCGCACAATCGCATTCCGCGGTTACCTTGCAACGCTGATGATTGACTCAAGCAAGTTCGTCAAGGCTGCGTTCGTCTGATTCAGGCGAACTCTTAAAGGAACTGGAAAATGGCTACTTACGATCTCGCGTTTCATACGCGCCTCGATGGGTACGCCATTTTTCAGACCTTCGTTGAGACTGGCATACAAGTCGGAGATTCCGTTGTTGTTGCAGGCGCATCACATGGATTCTCTGGAACACATACCGTTGTCTCAACACAAGACTTTGAATTCATCGGAGTATCTGACGAGGGCGACCTTGAATTTGACTCCGATGTAATTCGTCTCTACCAGTTCCTTTATGTCAACGCAGGCGACGACTTTACTCGATCTACTGCAACCGGAACTGTCACCTTCACCCCGTCTGTGTCTTGGATTGTCGCAGCTGATGTCACCTCATGGCTCGGCATCGACGTCGCAACCGCTAACGACACGGCCTTCATCACGGTCTGCGTTAACGCTGCAAACAACTACATCTTCCGCAAGCGTCGCGAAGCGGGCTACACCGATTCGCAATCTACGGTGCCTGGTGCCGACGTCAAACTCGGCACAATTATGTATGCAGCGACCCTCTACCGCGAGCGCGGATCAGCAGACTCCTTCGCCTCATTCGACGCAATGTCTTCAATCCCCATCCCCTCAACAATGGGACGCATCATGGCCCTCATCGGCTGCGGAAGACCACAGGTCGCATAATGGCTGCAACAGGAATCCTCGTCGACGCAGTCAACGCAATCAAGACACAACTGACCGCGCTCGGTCTCAAACCAGTCACAGACCCGCGCAACGCGCGCCCAATGTCCGTCATGATTGAACTCCCCGTCATGACTTCGTTCACTTACAACGTGGGCGACTTTCGCATTCCAGTCCGCATCCTTGCAGCCCCTCCAGGCAACCAAGACAGCGGAGACTATTTGATGTCAACAGTTGACACCATAATGAACTCGTCCATCGCAGTTACAGACGCCCGTCCAGGCAATGCAAACTACGGCGGGCAAGACATACCCACATACGACCTCACGGTGGCAATCGCCGTGAAGAGAAACTAAGGAGCCACCAATGGCAACAGCAACATTCCTGTCAGGTGCAACCTGCAACATCACCCCAACCGGCGGTTCAGCCGTCGACGTCAGCGATCAACTTTCTAAATGTGAAGTAATGGTCGGTTTTGAACTTTTGGAAAGCACCAGTCTGGCCGATACAGGCCGACAGGCGGTGAAAGGTTTGCAGAGCGTCGCGGTCAACCTTGACCTCTATCTTTCATACGGCGCAACCGAAGTTGAAGCACTCCTCAGCGCAATCGTTGCTGCAGGTTCATGCACAATCGTCGTGTCACCATCAGGCACGACTGAGTCATCAACAAACCCAGAGTTCACAATTACGACCTGCACATTGGACGCAGCTCCGGTCATCATGTCGTCCATCGGCACCCTTGCGGTTGCCTCAGTTTCGTTCTCTAACGGCACTTGGGCGCGAGACATCACCTGATAATTGAAAGAGGGAAACAATGAAAATCCGACTACAAGTAACACCGATTGAAGGCGACCCCTATGAATGCGAAACGAATCTATTCGTTGTCGTGGCATGGGAACGCAAATTCAAACGACAAGCATCCAGTCTCGCAAACGGCATTGGCGCAGAAGACCTTGCATTCTTTGCATTCGAATCTGCTCGAGCTGCGGGAATCACCACCCCGCTCGCCTTTGACGAATTCATCAAGAAAACCAAGTCCATCGAGGTCGTGTCGGAGGATGCTCCAAGTTTTACAGAAGCGGCAGTTTCCGACGCTCACTAGCGGAGGTTCTTGTCGCGACTGGATACTGGACACCCGACATCCCATTCGACACAGACGATCTTTTCACGGTTGTTGACGTGTTGAACGAACAACAAAAAGCACAAAGGAGCAGACGATGACAAACGAATTCAACATGGAAGTCGTCGGAGTCAAGGATGCCCTCAAGATTTTGAACAAAATGGACAAATCTCTTCGTCGCGAAATAACTGCAGATTTCAAAAAAATCATGGAGTCAACAGTCAAAGACGCAATCGAATTAGTCCCAACAGACAAACCACCACTTTCAGGAATGGGTCGAGTCTGGATTACAAAGTCAAAGACTGAAATGCTTCCCTGGAGCAACGTCAAACCTGCCCGTCAAATCAAACCCTGGGTATCTGGAAAAGCAATCAAAGACACTTCTTTTGGATTCACAAAAAACGTCGGCGTCTTCGGAATGAAATGGACTGGACCTCAAGCACGACTCTTTGACATGGCAGGCAAAGCAAAGCCAGGCTCCCCAATGGCGCAAGCATTGACAGAGAAATATGGTTCACCAAGTCGCGCAATGTGGCGCGCTTACGAACGCAACAAAGAAGATGTCAACGGACAAATTGAAGACCTTGTTCAAAAAGTAATGCGCGAAGCAAATCGCCTGATTGGAAATATCTAATGTCTGGAATTTCAATTCCAATCGTCACAGAATTCAACGGCAAAGGCATTGACAAAGCAATTAAAGAATTCAAGCAACTTGAGACCAATGGCGAGAAGGCGCAGTTTGCAATTAAAAAGGCAGCCGTTCCCGCAGCTGCTGCACTGGCGGGTCTGACCGCTGCACTTGGATCAGCAGTCAAGGGCGCAATTGAGGATGCAGCCGCGCAGGACAAACTTGCTGAACAGATTCGACGCACCACTGGCGCAACCGATGCACAAATCACCGCTAACGAAGATTGGATTGCTGTCCAGGGCAAATTGCTCGGAGTAACAGACGACGAACTTCGTCCGGCACTTGGAGGTCTTGTCCGCGCTACTGGCGACATCACAAAGGCGCAGGAACTGGCAACTGCTGCAATGGATATCGCAGCGGCTAAAGGACTCAACCTCGAGACCGTAACCAAAACACTTGAAAAGGCATACGGCGGAAACTTTACTGCCCTTGCAAAACTGTCCCCAGAACTCCGCGAGATGATTAAAGAGGGCGCATCCCTTGATGAAGTCATGGCAGCAATGTCCAAGACTTTCGGCGGTGCAGCATCCGAAGCAGCCGAAACCACCGCAGGCAAATTTGCAAGAATGAAACTTGCTCTGGACGAAACAAAAGAGTCAATCGGCGCATCTCTCATGCCTGCCGTTGAAGCCGTCCTGCCGTTTCTTCAGAACCTCGCAACATGGGCGCAAGACAACCCAGAATTCTTTACCGTCATTGCAGTCGCCCTTGCCGGTATCGCAACCGCCATTGTTGCAATCAACATCGCAATGAGCCTTAACCCAATCAGCGCAATCGCAATCGGCATCGGACTTGTCGCAGCAGCTGCAGTTATTGCCTACAAAAAATTTGAAACATTCCGCACCATTGTTGACGCCGTGTTTGGCGCGTTTCGGTTCTGGATATCTAACGTCACAATCCCGTTGTTCAAAGGTCTATTAGGCGCAGCAACATTTGTCTTTGAAGCAATCGCTGCAGTCTGGAACAACACCGTCGGCAGATTGGCTTTTACGATTCCCGATTGGGTTCCTTTGCTCGGAGGAAAAAGTTTCGCTATGCCAAAAATCGGCGGTGGCGGGGGCAGCAGCGGAGGCTTGACAAGCGCTCGAGCCTTTGAAGAATCACAAAAAACAATCATTGAAGCCAACCCCGAAGTCTTTGCAGCACCTCCTTCGGTTGCAACATCGGCTCCAGGCAAACCACAAAACACCGCAGCACCCGCATTCGATAACACGTCAGGCAACGCAGGAGGATTCGGAACCGCAGGCATCGGCGGTATCGGCCCATTTGACAACATCACAATCAACCTCGACGCAGGACTTGTCTCATCGCCTGCAACCATCGGTCAAGACATCATCGACGCAATATTGGCAGCGCAACGCGACTCAGGCGTTGTCTTCGCACCGGCAGCGACACTGTGACGGTCCCCACATATCAAGTCCTTGTCGGATTCCAAACGACTACAGGATTCGGTCAGCCATTCCAACTCAACGACGCCGTCTTTGGACTGCTTGACACAGGCACTCTCGGCGGTCTCGCCTATGCCGACCTCACGTCAATCGTCTTGTCAGTCAACATTAGGCGCGGACGCAACCGCCAACTTGACCAGTTCAACGCAGGCACCGCACAAGTCGTATTCAACAACAACTCGAGAATCCTTGACCCGCTCAACACGGCCTCGATCTACTACCCGTTTGTCTTGCCTCGTTCGCCCATCATCATCTACGCCAACGGCACTCCCATCTACACGGGGTTTGTCGAGGACTGGAATCTTGACTATCAGAATGCCAATCAGGGTCGAATGGTTGCGCGATGCGTTGACGCCTTCGGCACCCTTGCGAATCAGCAACTTAACTCCTTCACCCCGTCCGCAGAGTCATCGTCAGCCCGCGTCACAGCCGTTCTAGACCGCCCAGAAATCGCCTACCAGGGCGCAAGGTCTATTGGTAGCGGAACCTCAACTTTGGGCGCTTTCGCGGTCACTCAGGACACGAACTGTCTTTCGTACCTTCAGCAAATCAACACCTCCGAACAGGGGTATCTCTTCACGGCAGCCGATGGAACCCTAACCTTCAAGGGCAGGTCGAGCGTTCTAAACCCTGTTGCGGGTGCGTCGTTCACGACAGACGGCACAGGAATTTCCTATATGTCGCTCATCAACCAGTACGGGTCGGAACTCTTGTACAACAACATTTCGACACAGTCCCCCGCCGGAGCCGTCCAGACCAATACCGACCCAACCTCGATTGCTCTTTACCAGTCTCAGACGTATCAACTTTTGCAGCTGCTCAACTCAACAACGACAGAAGTCAACGGTCTCGGCGCGTACCTTCTCGGCAAATACCGCAACCCCGTTGTCCGCTTTACAGGCATCTCATGCGAACTCGCAGCGCTGACGCCTGCCCAATGGTCAACAATCTTCGCTATTGACCTGACTTCGATAATTACGGTGCAAAAGGATTACTCCACTGGAACCCCAACATCGGAAACACAAACCCTGATCACCTCAGGAATCGAACATCGAATTGTTCCAGGCTCACATACCGTCAGCCTTACAATGGAATCAGTCGATTCGTCGCAATATCTAACCCTTGACGATGCAATCTTCGGAACGCTCGATAACAACCTTCTCAGTTTCTAAAGGAGACACAACATGACAGTCAGTACACCAACAGTTTCAGGGCAGATTCTTACTTCTGCGTATGTAAACAACAACATCAACTCAGGACTTGTTTACATCAAAGAACAAACAATTGGTTCTGGAGTAGCAAGTGTTGACGTAGCAGGAGCCTTCAGTTCAGATTACGACAACTACAAAATCTTGATCAGCGGAGGCGCAGGCAGTACAGCCGCTGAATTAAACATGCGTTTCGGTTCCGTAGTTAGCGGCTATTACACAAGTTTCATATTTACTTCATGGAATAACACCGTCAGCGCAGACAGTTCAAAAGTCGCAACTCGCATCCAATACGTCGGTGCAATGGGAACCGATGGAATACAAGCAAACATTGACGTCATGTCACCGTTCCTTGCGAAAAACACAAGGACATTTGCAGGAGGCTTCGGTCAAACAACCGCCTTCGTTGGTTCCTCGTCTGGCGCGCTATTCGACACAACTTCATATACGGCCTTTACTATTTTGACTGCCTCAGGAACAATGACCGGCGGAACAATCGCCGTTTACGGATACCGAAAGGCATAACTCATGACAAAACCAAAAATCCAAATTAACGACCAAGTGCGCGAAATGACGGAAGAAGAATACGCAGAACTTCTTGCGTCAGGATGGACATTGGAATCAAAAGATGAAGATACCAAATAGCCTAATTCTATTGGTCATTTGTGCATCGCTTACTGCTTGCGCTGATCGTGAACGCCTAAACTGCCCACCAACCAAAAACAAAGCACTACGCGGCGTAACCGAAACAATCTCAACAACCATTGCACCTGCCTATGGCACTGGAGGGAAATGCACATGAAACCCGAAAACAGACTCAGCAACGAAGAAATCAAAGCACGACTTATCTTTGTCGTAGCCATCGGCTTGACGCTTGCCTTTGTTCTGTCAATCATTTCACTTCTTTACGGCTTACTGTTTGTAACGCAACCGCTTGAGGTATCGCCTAACGACGATGCAGCCTGGTCAGTCTTGTCGCCAATGCTTGCGACGTTAACTGGCGGGCTTCTCGGGGTACTTGCGGGTAACGGCCTCAAGGATCGTCCGAAAGACCCGCCTGCACCATGACCGCTCGCAAATACCCGTTCTGGCCTTCTTGGGACGGCAAAGCCACTTCGCCAATCACAAAGAAATTCTTTGATCTATGTCAACGGCGTTGGGCATTTACGAATCTAGGAATGTACGTCAACCGTCCGATGCGCGGTTCTAAAAACCTCAGCGTCCATGCCAGTGGCTATGCCGTCGATATGGGATATGCGGCGACTCGAGCAGGAAGAGCAGCTGCAAAAGAAGCATGGGAATGGCTGATCGAGCATTCCGAGGAATTGCTCTTATGTGAACTGCATGACTATTCGTACCGCAACCCTGCACAGCCCGAATCAGACAAAACCGCATGGGGTAGGGGCTATCGCTGCAGTCGTGGCCCAGGGCAAAAAGGGGTCAAATTGTTTACCTCAAAAGACAATGCCGGAACGCCAGGAGGCGTCTGGCTCCATGCC